GAGCGCAAACCTGGCGAGGAGCGTTAGCATCGCAAGGACCATCGATGTCGTTGAAGGAGGGGTCGGTGATGAAGGTCAGCTGAGTGGTGTTGCCGATCATCTTGAAGTAGCCGCGCTGCTGCTCGGTGGACATGGTAAGCTGGTTCCAGATGTGCATCCAGTCACCGTATTGGCGGTCGATGCGCTGGCCACCGATCTCAACCTCAACCTGAGAGATGAGCTGCTCACCGGGGAAGTCAAGCCAACGGGCATAGACGCCAGAAGAACCAGAGGTGTTCTTGAGAGCCTGGCTAATCTCGGGGAGAGTAACCTGAAGGTAAGTGCGGTAAGCCAAATCACCGTTGCGGGAGATGGTGCAAGTCACACGGCGACCGAAGTCGGCCTGGCCATTAAAAGTCTGCTCGATAGACTCCATGGCGAAGTTGGTGTGACGCTTGTAGGAAACCTTCCAGAAAGTGATCTGGGGGTTACCAGTAAGGTAAACGTCTTGGGCGCCATAGGCGACCAGTTGCATAAGTCCTCCACCCATTATAAAATGCTTGTTATACTATTCAAAAAGAAAAAAAATCGCGGAAATTAACACAAATACGCAAAAATAGAACAAATACGAATTAAACAAAAATTGCTAAACTTCTTATACAACGACAGCTGTGGCGGCGGAGCGGTGGTTATTATGTCATTATTTAAGTATAAACCACCTAAAAAGATTATTCTTGATGAGAGAAGCATCACAACGCTTGATAGCAAACATAAAGAATTACAGGGTGAGTTTCAATATATACAAGATACAATTATTCCTGAATTGGAAAATGAGAGAAACTCCCTAAAAGAACGTTTGCGTATTCTAAAAAATGGCGGCGGAATATCTCATGTATGTAACTATAACGATGATAAACCGGAAAACAACAATAGTCCTGAAGAACAAGAACAAGAACAAGAACAAGAACAAGCACAAAAAACAGAAGATAAACATGCGAATAAACCTAAATCGGCATTAGAAGAGTGTCTTGAAATCCGAGACCGAATCAAAGAAATCAACGCCACGATTAAAAAGCATCAACAAGATTATAAGAACTATTACCTAAATAATAGCGAGTATATCTTCGAATATTTCGAAACCAAGAAAACGATTACGAGCGGCGGTTCGATGAAAACAAAATCCCTAAATGCGTTCTTCAACCTCCCCGAAGCAAAAAAAACAGAAGAACTCTATAAAAACCAGCACAATAATGTGGAAAAATACATGGCGAGTATCGACCAAAATTATATGGATGTTTCTAAATATGTCTATTCTACCGACATTTGCCAGTTTTGCCGGCAAGGCGAGATGATTCCGATTGAAAGTGAAGGTATTATGGTGTGTAATAAATGCTCGAAACAAGTTGTCTTCTTAATCGATAATGAGAAACCGTCCTATAAAGAGCCGCCTAAGGAGGCGTGTTTTTACGCGTATAAACGCATTAACCACTTTCGCGAAATCCTCGCCCAATTTCAGGCGAAGGAAACGACGTCGATACCCGAACATGTGCTCGAAAGCATCAAACAACAAATCAAGAAAGAGCGAATCGAAATCTCTCAATTCACCGATAAGAAAGCGAAAGAAATCATGAAAAAACTCGGGTTTAATAAATACTACGAGCATATACCATTTATTAAAGATAAGCTTGGGATTAAACCGCCGGTGATGACGCCGGATTTGGAAGAACGGTTGTGTAATCTTTTCATGGAAATCCAAGGTCCTTATGCGAAATTCTGCCCCGACGACCGCGTGAATTTCCTGAATTATTATTATACGGTGTATAAGTTATGCGAGCTGCTTGGACGAACCGAGTTCTTGCCATTCTTTCCGATGTTGAAAGATCGAGAGAAACGGATAGAACAGGACCAGATATGGAAGCAAATATGTCTGGAATTTGACTGGGAGTTTATACCGACGCCGTGAGTGCGTGTTCATTCATCGTTATCTATTCAACAAATCCTCATCATCCTCTAAATCTGAAAAATCGTCTACATGCGTATCTGCGTCTGATTCATCATCACCCTGTAGTATAAACTCATCAAGTTCTCTCGCTGATACTTGTGTTATTTCTGGACGACGGTATGGGTCGGGGTTCGGCGTTGTGACTTCGAAATCACCAGTTGGATTGTCATCACTCCAAATCCCTTTTGCGATTTTACCGTTGGCGTAACGCATCGTCCCGTATCCATTCCTTTTATTATTACGCCAGTTGCCGGTGTAACTTGTTTTATTATTCCATTTCATCGTCCCCAAACCAGACATATTTCCGTATTTCCATTGTCCATCATATACATCACCGTTTTTCCATGTCATCGTTCCTTTTCCATGTGGTTTCTTCATACCTATTGCCGGCCAAACCTGTCCATCATAGGTCTTATCAGGATCTTGTATTCTTCTTTTCATACCACCAATCATACGATTCTTTCGCGATATTGCGTTCGTTTTTCTTGTTTTGCGTTTGGTTCGTCGCTGTCTTTTGGTGTGATTACGTTTGATTTTGTTTGAAACCATATTACAACGACTAATTCTATAATATGTGTATAAAATTTATTTACATGCGACCTTACGTCCGCCTCGCCTTCAACCTATGATTTCGCACCGACCCCACTCCGCCACTCGCGAGACTATGCGATTTATAAAACACTTGTGCGTTATTGGTGAATAGTCCGAAAAAACGGCACGGATTATATGGCTGTGCGACCGCCTCTGACGCTGTCAATTCATATACTGTAATATGATAACTCCCGTTATTGCGTAGTGTTATCGTATATATCCCCGTGGCCGTCTCTCGTGTCGTCGTGATGACACCAGTCGTAGCGTTCATCGTGATTGTATTTATCAAAACTCCGTAATCGCGGATGCTTCGACCTTCACCCATGACTCCGGACATAAATCCCGTGTGTCATGTGATACGCCTGGACCGAACCATATACTCGGATAGCATACGATTTTCGCAGGATTTGCGTTGAAATACGCCCCCCACCAACTGAATGTGCTATTGGGGATAATATTATGATCGCATACACTCATAAGTAACATTTGCTGCCAATCCGCGATTGTATCTCTCACCATATGAAATTCAAGGTCACGACCAAACGTTACACTTGATTTATCGGTGGCGCATCTATGTTTCAATAATGTTACATTTCGTTCAATAATTGCTTTATCACATGGTTCATAAAATATCAAAAACGAATAACTCTCGGGGGTCGTGGTCGTGGTCGTGGTCGTGGTCGCCGTTATAATATGCGATATCGTGTTATAATAATAGTCGAGAGACATTACCGGGTGAATATGTAAATTCTGAAGAGAATCACCGATTCGAAAATGTGTGCTTACAAGAATCCGTTTTTTCGCTGGACTTCCCGAATAATCACCACTCCATTCTTCACTTCCGTAGATATTTTTAATCCATGATTGCTGCTTCGCGAGTTGTATTATATCACATATTTCGGTGTATTTATTCTTGAAATATTTCTCGCTTTGAAAATATCCGTGAAGACGAAGCGGTTTGGTATATTTCACCGTCTCGGATGGAACTGGGTGATACGCGAACCCGATTTCGTCCCATCGGGGCAACGACTGAAACATTTTATCAGTGACTGCGTTGCTCGGTGTAAGATAACGCTGTAGGCCGCGTAATATAGTGTTCCAGTGTGTGTATCGCGGATGACCCGGGTTGCCTGGCAATACATCATATTTCATAAAAAAGAATGTGTCCTTGTTACGTAGTGCGGCGGCAATCGTCGCGAATACCTGAAACAGCTGGTTCCCCAAGCCGCCCATGATAGTGATGGTTAGCATGTTATTATTATAAATATATTATTACTATGTAATTATTTTAAGCCAAGAATTGTAATATGTAAAGATATAATAAAGATATAATAAAGATATAATAAAGATAATAACATAAAATAACTATTTGTCGTGGTAATGAACAACAATACCATTTATTGTTTTTGGACAGGAACGAATGAACTCACAGAAAACAGAAAACGATGTTTAACCCAATTAAAACAAACATGCGGATGTAATGTGATTTTAGTAACCCCTTCTAATTTACAGAATTATATATTACCTGACCACCCTCTTCATCCAGCGTATGAATATTTATCGCTGACACACAAGGCCGATTATTTGAGAACATATTTCATGCACTTTCATGGAGGAGGTTATTCTGACATAAAACAAACAACTGGCTCTTGGATTCACGCGTTCAAAGAACTGAACTCAACTGATGATAAATGGATATCCGGTTATCCGGAGGTGCCGCATGGTGTAGCGTATGGTCCAGTAACAGATAAATGGAGGGAGTTAATCGGTAACGGTGCGTATATATGCAAACCACGAACACTTTTGACAACTGAATGGTATAATGAAATGATAGCATTATTGGATACGAGATTGGAACGATTAAAACGTTTCCCAGCAACCCATCCACAAGAACAAGGTAATCATGCTGATGATTACTTAGGTTACCCGATTGAATGGAATGAAATGTTAGGACGCATTTTTCATAAAGTAGCTTACAAATACAAAGAACATCTATTGAATCATTTGCCCATCTCTATTTTCAGTAATTATAGATGAATATTTGTGCCTTTGAAGCGAATATCTTAATTTTATGAAGGCGGAAAAATAAGATAAATAAAAAGCATACTATTCATGTATTATTCCCATATTATGTTGCGTCGTTTTTCTGATATTAAGAACGCGATTTACATCAATCTCGATATTCGCACTGACCGGCGGTTGTTATTTGAAAAACAGCTCGAAGACCTTCATTCTCTATACCCCGCCGATTTTTCATTTTATCCCGCATCAAGATTTTCAGCATTCTATCACCACGAACATGGCGCAATCGGTTGTTCGATGAGTCATCTCGAGTGTTTGCGTATCGCGAAAAAAAACGGGTGGGACCATGTTCTCATTTTCGAAGATGACGCGCATTTCATTCATCCTGAGGTGCTGGTTCATCAAGTTGATTCGTTTCTTTCGCGGTTTAAGGACGAATGGGATGTTCTTTTATTATCGGGCAATAATTTTCCGCCATTCAAAATAGAGGAACCTGATTGTTTTCGGGTTGCGAATTGTCAAGTCGCAACGTGTTACCTTGTATGTAGTCGGTATTATGATACGTTGATTCAAAATTTCGAGGACGCGCTGGTTGGTCTTACGGCGAATCCCGAAAATAAACCGGAGTTCGCATGTGATATGTATTGGAAACGTCTTCAACGGGAGCATCGATGGTATTTGATTACGCCGGTTTGTGTGATTCAACGTCCGGGATATAGTGATATTGAAAAACAAGACGTAAATTACGAGAGAATGATGACCGATCTGGTGAAAAAGAGGCCGCCACCCCCGCGCCGCTAAGCCGAATCAATCAATCATCCGTTAAATACCTATCAACTACCCACCACCCGAAATCGCGGTCACTCGGATAATGAAGACCCGCCATAATACGAATATTCGCGCATTTCGTCGCGATTTCCATGACTGCCTGGGTCTTCGCCGGAAATCGTCGAGAGAGTATCTTCGCTAAATAATAGGTCTGAACTGCGTGACCGGATGGGTAGGCGGGTGTTGCCGCCGAATCGGAATGAAGCAGCGTGCCGTTTTTTTCGTTGATGAGTTCAGGTGCGATTTGTGCGGGGCGAGCACGATTATACTTCCATTTCAACATTTTAATAACAAACATAACACGCGGCCCCGTCATGATTTTGTCCATCTCTTCAACACTCATTTCGTCGGGTTTGATTACATTCGTAAAAGCGGCGGCAGGATTCATGTCGGTCATGCGAAAGAATGCGATGTCGCTTGGCATTCGCTTCATAATGTATTCGGTGACAACGATATTCACCTCTCCGCGGCTGTCTGGAAATGCCTTTCCGATTCCGGGTATCGAGAGATTGAAAGATGGATACCACCAATAGTAACGTGTAGGTTGGACGAGAAGAACAATAATATAGGTAATCAATAAAGCGACAAAGATGCGAAAATGGTCGGGGTCTCGTTCGACAATCTTGTAATGATAGTTACTAAATCGTTCTCTCAATTCCATGACTGCGCCGCTTTCTTTTTTAGGTGGAGGAGCCCCTATCCATTTTCGGAAATCATTCCATTCGGGTATTACAATCATTATTATAATATATACTACTTGAAGCATATATTATATGTGCGAATTGGCGATTTCGCTGCATGCGGCGTTATTTATACGCGGAGAGGGGTGGGGAAGCCGACGAGGTTGGCACCGATACCGAAGCCAGCACCGGTTCTCGCAGAAACAGCAAGGCTGGGAACATAGGTGTCCAAGATGCTGAAGGTGGCAGCGGCAGTAAGAGCAATCAACGCGACCTCATCGAAGGAGAGGCTGCGTTTAGGGATGGCGTAGGCGGCGATGGCAACCATAACACCTTCCACCAAATACTTAATGGTTCTCTTGACGAGTTCGCCTAAATCAAAAACACCGGACATTTGGATGATTTATTATAAATACTGATAAGAAATTAATATTGGCGATGTCGGTCTATTTTCGCCAATCATTCATTAAATAAACGTGGAAAACAAATGCGTTAAAACACTTAAACAACTATGTCATACTATATTATAATTCCAGAACTCGTTGAAACATGTCATCGCAACCGACTATCCCACCATCCGGCGTTGAATTAAAACATACTAAAAACGGTCAAGTGAATCCGACATACATCGATCTTCTTGAGGAGGATAAACCGATTGCTGGACAGAAATTCGCATGCCTCTCTTTCGTTTCACCAGAACACATTTTGAAGCAGAAAGACCATTTCTTCTTTGAGAAGTTCCTTCATTATTGGGACTATCAGAAGTCGATGGAGAAGTTTATTCAGTTCCTTAATTTCGTTTCATTTAAGTATCATGTAAGTTTCGACAAGTTGTCCGCTGATTTTCAAGAATTTGCTAAAGAAGAGAAGGAGATCCTTCAAAAAACGAACATCTATGATGAATACAAGACATTTTTGGACAAGCACGAGGATGACCTAGAGGCGGAGTTTAATGAAAAGCATAACTTCCAGACGTCGGTGCGTGGTTTGAAGGTGCGCGGCGTCTTTGGATCTCAGAAGGAGGCGGAGTTGCGTTGTCAGATGTTGCGCGAGGTGGATCCGAACCATGACGTCTTCGTTGGTCCTGTCGGTATGTGGGTGCCGTTTCATCCTGACGCATATAAGACAGGTCGTGTTGAATACATGGAGGAGACCTTGAACCAGTTGATGGCGGAGAAGAAAAAGAATGAGGAACAGGCGAAGACCGAGTTTGATAAGCGTGTCAAGGAGACGAAGGCGAAGGCGATTCAAGAGAATATCAAGCTGGCTAAGGAGAGTGGCAACAAACTCACGCAGATGTTGGCGAAGGATGGCGAGACGTTGGTGGATGCGAAGCCGAAGGACTTGGAGGGTAGCAGTGCGAGTGCGAGCGGAGCAAGCGAGAGTGTCGGCGGCGGTATTTGGAATGCTGGCGATGATTCATCGTCTCTCTCGATGACTGTGGAAGAGATGCGTAAGGAGCTTTTCGAGAGCGAGGATGTTGTCATGGACAAGAATAACGACCATGGGTTGTCGCGGTTGTCCTCGGTGAAGGAGGCGGATGCGGAGAATTAGTATTTGAATTATTTCACTAGGAACAAAATAGATTATTACTGTGTCGGGTTGAGGTTTACACCGACTGTGCGACACAGTAATAATAATCTTGAAAGACTGTTTTGTCTTTGACACTTCGACTCATTTTGGCGGCGGAGAAGCCTTCGGCAGCAGCTGCTTTGGCGATTGTATCCCATGTCTTCAAGACTTGGTTT